CCCAAACCAACGTTTTCATGCTGCCCTTACGATGTAATTAAAAGCAACGTTGCGGGGGCGCATTGATATCCATGCCCCGGTAAAATTATCCTCTGCCGTCCTTTGAGTGCCTGTTATGGAGTTATCTGATGATGCTGGAACATAATCGCTATTATCTCCTGCTTTAGGATTAGCAGGGTTTCCAACAGTTATAACAGAATCAGCAGTAGCATAAGCGATACCTACTTTGACATTAGTAGTCAGATCGACACCGTAATAATCCTGCAAAGCTGTACGAATAAATGTTGCAGTCTGACCACTTAGCAATGAACGCCCTGTATCAATCCCTCTCGAATCATCCCAACCACGGATAAACTCACCGCGTAAATCAGGTAATTTTAACGTTGGGTAAACCTTTGCCAGATTTGGGTACTTTTCAGAAGAAAATGCTGCTCCGTTACATTTCAGCCACCCCGTTGGTGGTGTGGCTGAGGGCCATGGAACAGGTACACCAACGGGCAGCGCCGAGCCTTCCCCTAAACCAACGTTTTTATGCCGCCCTTACGATGTAATTAAATGCAACGTTGCGAGGGCGAGTTTCTGTACCTACATTTCCACTAATTTCACCATAACGTTTAACACTACGAGAGCTAATAGCTCGTAGTGAGGAAGGCACCTTATGACCGGGTTCGTCCGTTTTAACTATTCCCCCGTCACCGTATGTAGCTAGTATTCCTGGATTTACGCCTTCCCGTGCACTTCCTGCGGCGAGTCCGTCCCCTGTCCATAATTCCATATAGTGTGCATGGTCCAAAATTGTGTGTGGCTGCCAATTAAGCAAAGCGCGGCCAGCATCCACCCCGCGCCCATCATCCCAACCGCGAATAAATTCTCCCCGTAAATCCGGTAATTTATTGGTGGGGTAGGCTTTTGCCAGTTTGGGATACATTTCAGAAGAAAATGCTGCACCATTGCATTTCAGCCAGCCCGTTGGTGGTGTTTCTAAGGGCCACGGAACGGGCACGCCAACGGGCAATGCTGAGCCTTCCCCCAAACCAACGTTTTTATGCCGCCCTTACGATGTAATTAAATGCAACGTTGCGAGGGCGAGTTTCTGTACCTACATTTCCACTAATTTCACCATAACGTTTAACACTACGAGAGCTAATAGCTCGTAGTGAGGAAGGCACCTTATGACCGGGTTCGTCCGTTTTAACTATTCCCCCGTCACCGTATGTAGCTAGTATTCCTGGATTTACGCCTTCCCGTGCACTTCCTGCGGCGAGTCCGTCCCCTGTCCATAATTCCATATAGTGTGCATGGTCCAAAATTGTGTGTGGCTGCCAATTAAGCAAAGCGCGGCCAGCATCCACCCCGCGCCCATCATCCCAACCGCGAATAAATTCTCCCCGTAAATCCGGTAATTTATTGGTGGGGTAGGCTTTTGCCAGTTTGGGATACATTTCAGAAGAAAATGCTGCACCATTGCATTTCAGCCAGCCCGTTGGTGGTGTTTCTAAGGGCCACGGAACGGGCACGCCAACGGGCAATGCTGAGCCTTCCCCCAAACCAACGTTTTTATGCCGCCCTTACGATATAATTAAACGCAATATTACGGGGGCGGGTTTCAGATGCTGTACGAACTGAGCGAGAGGCGTCGAATGTCCAGTTATAAGAGCCATAACCCTCAATAATTTCCGTTTCCTTTAGGCCTGTAGATAATACTTGACCATGTTGACTAAATGGCCCTGAACTAAGTACATCTCTAAAAAGCTGAGTACGCCCGAAAGAACCAACAATATTCTGAATTGCATCATTCTGTGCAGATAATAAATTACGGCCAGAGTCAATCCCCCGCCCGTCATCCCAGCCGCGAATAAATTCGCCCCGTAGATCCGGCAATTTATTAGTGGGGTAAACCTTTGCCAGATTTGGGTACTTTTCAGAAGAAAATGCTGCGCCATTGCATTTCAGCCACCCCGTTGGCGGTGTTTCTAAGGGCCACGGAACGGGCACGCCAACGGGCAGTGCAGAGCCTTCCCCCAAACCAACGTTTTTATGCCGCCCTTACGATATAATTAAAGGCAATATTACGAGGACGGTTTTCATTAGCTGTTGGCACGACACGAGAGGCGTCGAATCCAAGGTCATCGGTTTTGTCTATAGTAGTTGTGTTATTCGGCATTCTCGCTGATCGTGTTCCTGCATCGTAAAAAGCCCCTCTGATTGCATCAAAAGACATACCGATCCCGCCATCTGCGAATCCCTCAATATTTCTTATTGCATCCCCCTGTGAAGATAATAATTGTCGCCCGGCATCCACACCACGTCCGTCATCCCAGCCACGAATAAATTCACCGCGTAAATCAGGCAATTTATTAGTAGGGTAAGCCTTTGCCAGATTTGGGTGCTTTTCAGAAGAAAATGCTGCTCCGTTACATTTCAGCCACCCCGTTGGCGGTGTTTCTAAGGGCCACGGAACGGGCACGCCAACGGGCAGCGCCGAGCCTTCCCCTAAACCAACGTTTTCATGCCGCCCTTACGATATAATTAAACGCAATGTTACGAGGACGAATGGTTACATAATTAACCCCATCACCTCGTGAAGGCCCTGCAAATGAAAAACGGGAAAATCCTGGTTGGTTAGAAACAATTTGGTCATAGTTATTGATTGAATGACCAGACCCAATGTCGAAATTACCTCCGTAATGAGAAAAACTTGTACCATCCTGCCCTGAAAGCAGGGTACGTCCCGCATCAATCCCGCGCCCATCATCCCAGCCACGGATAAATTCACCGCGTAAATCCGGTAATTTATTGGTGGGGTAGGCTTTTGCCAGTTTGGGATACATTTCAGAAGAAAATGCTGCTCCGTTACATTTTAGCCAGCCCGTTGGTGGTGTTTCTAAGGGCCACGGAACGGGCACACCAACAGGCAGTGCAGAGCCTTCCCCCAAACCAACGTTTTTATGCCGCCCTTACGATGTAATTAAATGCGATATTTCGTGGACGGGTTTCACTCCCGCCAGTATTACCGATACTCCCTCGTGAATGAAGTGTCGGTGATGGGATCAGACTCCCTCCTGTATTTGTGGCATCAAGTCCCCGTCCTTGTGTGTATGTTTTTTTGAAAATTGTCGCCAGCTCCCATTCATCTTTTGTGTCGTAACCATCATTGGCTACAACAATATGTCGGTGCTTTTCCAGCATTCCTGTCTGAATGCTCAATAAAGCACGTCCCGCATCCACCCCGCGCCCATCATCCCAGCCGCGAATAAATTCTCCCCGTAAATCCGGTAATTTATTGGTGGGATAAGCCTTTGCCAGATTTGGGTACTTTTCAGAAGAAAATGCTGCACCATTGCATTTCAGCCACCCCGTTGGAGGTGTGGCTGAGGGCCACGGAACAGGTACGCCAACAGGCAATGCAGAGCCTTCCCCCAAACCAACGTTTTAGTCTTAATCCCTACCTATACCAACGATGTATTTTTAACTAAACAAAGAGGTTGTTTTTCATGCAAATTGGCTACATTCGTGTGTCAACAAATGACCAAAACACAGATTTACAAAGAAATGCACTGAACTGCGCAGGATGTGAACTGATTTTTGAAGATAAAATAAGCGGAACAAAGTCAGCCAGACCAGGCTTGAAAAAGCTGCTCAGAACGTTATCAGAAGGAGATACGCTGGTTGTCTGGAAGCTGGATAGGCTTGGCAGAAGTATGAAACACCTTATCACGCTTATAGAGGAGTTGCGGGAAAAAGGTGTTAATTTCCGTAGTCTGACAGACAGTATTGACACATCAACACCCATGGGGCGTTTCTTTTTTCACGTCATGGGGGCTTTAGCAGAAATGGAACGTGAATTAATTGTTGAGAGAACACTGGCCGGACTGGCAGCTGCACGCGAACAGGGACGCATTGGCGGACGTCGCCCGAAGTTGACAAAAGAACAACATGAGCAAATAGCGAGGTTGATCGAAAATGGCTACAGCAGGAAACAGTTGGCAATTATTTACGATATCGGTGTATCGACGATTTATCGTTATCATCCTGTAGAGAAGCGCCAAACTCAATCTGAGCTGTAATTCTAATGCCGCGTCGGTGTAATTTATCTTGATAGAATAGGTACATTTATCGCGCGGCACATCAATTCGATGTATCTAGCGCCTGCTGACCGCTAATGAAAACTGTCCTCGAAATGTTGTCCCTAGCCCGAGACTAGGGTATCACCTCTGGAAAGCATACGCAGAACCTTTTTTAACCCAAGGTGCCCAGCCTTTTTGCTGCTCGCCTTATTCGCAAAAATTAGCTCACATCCTGCGCTTTCAAGTGCTTTTCACTGCATAGCTGTGTTTTGTTCATTTGTCTATATGCGTACATAGCCTATTAGCATATTTTCTGCCCACTATCGTTATTTATTGCAAGCTACAGGTTTTAATTAACAAAACCAGTGTGTGTGGAAATCACAAAGTGCATACCGTTCTCAGATGTTGTTCAACTTACTGTTGTATAGGTAAAAAATGACATTTTATGTACATATCGTGATGTTATCCCTTCTTGGTGGGGTGTATTCGTATTTGAGTGGGCTATGTGAAAACCGTTACGAGTCTTCATGCAAGAAATTGCTGGCCGAATGTATTTCCGCCGTACTTGCTGGCTTTATTGGCATGTATCTCGCGGAATATAAGGATATGAATGAAAGCCTTCAGAGCTGCATGGTTCTTATTTTCAGCGCCAATAGCAGGCTTATTATTGAAGGTTCCAAAAGTCGGTTGAATAGGTAAGTCTCTTATGCAACATAACCGGTTGAGAAGTTACTTTGCATACCATTACCTCCTGACAACGTAGGAGGGAACTTGTGCTTGACACACAGGAATTAGCTCCAGTTGCTATTGCGCTCCTGCTTTCAGTAATTGGTGGGATAGGCACGTTCCTGATGGATGTCCGAGACGGTCGCCAGTCTGGCAATTTGTTGGGATTGGTTACGGAGATCTTTGTTGCAGTGACAGCTGGCGCGGTGGCGTACCTATTGGGGCAACACGAGGGCTGGGAGTTATCAATTACGTACTTAATGGTAACGATAGCCAGCAATAACGGTCATGAGGTGATTTCAGGGATGAAACGAGTGAATATCGATAGCATTCTGAATGTTCTTACAAGTTTGGTGAAAAAGGGAGGCGGGAAATGATTGGCTGGGGTGTATGCGTTCTTGCGTTAGCCTTAGCCGATCGCTATTTGCTAAAACGCAAGGACATCACGCATTTAGAACTTGGTGATGTGGAAATTAAACCGGGTTTCATCCGGGTGCCGTTCAAATACCGGTCTAAATTCCCGTTTTTGCGCGGCGCAACGGTCAGATATTGGATCCGCGATGTTCAGAAGCCGACGACAGTGATTGAAGGCGAACAACGTTGTTTGACGTCGGCTGAACAGGGCGAAAACAGTGAATGGTTGTACATACCCACTGAATATATGGGTAAAGGAGAGCGACTGTGGCATTTCAACGTCATGGTTACGCATGGCGACTCGTTCATTAACCCGTTGTATCGGATTTTCCCTGTTACTCAGCAAATCCGCAGAAGTTACGTAATAAATCTCGCACAGGATGTGTCAGATGACGAAAAATAAGTATGCAACGGTCGATTTTGACCAGGTTAATGAAAAGGGGCTGAAATCCCTTATCGCGGCGATCAATAAAACCGGTGTTACGGTAATTGAGGTTGACTCCAGCAACCGCGCAACAACGAAAGATGGCGTTAAAGTTAAAACCGCAAAGCTGGTTCTTAACGACGGACAAATTCTTGCCATACAGGTAAACGATACTGGCGATATATCGTCTGTGAGGCTGAATGGAAAAGCTATTCCTAACGCTCAATCGCCGGATATCAAGACGCTTGGTACCGTCATGGGGCAAGCGGCCCGCAAAAACTCCGCAAAATTCCAGAAATCACTGATCGCCAAAGCGAAACGTGTTGCCAATCCGGTAGACAAGAAACCGGCAGTAAAATCCAACTTTCAGCGCCTGCAAGAGGCAAAACAGCGGAATGCTCAGGTGGTTGCCGCTTATAAATCAGCGCAGAACTCGGTGTCTTTCAATCAACAGCAGATCACTGATTTGCGGGCGAAGCTGGATAAGGAGACAGGCCGACTCAATAACGAAAAGGCCCGAAATGGCGAACTCAAACGCCGTCTTAAGCAACTGAAAGCAGGAAATTAACATGGAACAGTTCAATATCAATAAAGGGGTGACGATCAAGCCTGGGCTTGACGTGCTTCCCCCGCCAGTGACTGATGATGAATATCGCGCATTAATGGCCGGTGAGGACCGCTATCTGATGACGGAATCCAACACCCTGGAGGAAATCGAGGCTACGTTCTTCTATGACACGCCGATCCACTGGTGTGCTACGGATTTACTGGAGGCGATTAGTTCTACTCGTTTGCAGTTACACCGGACCATGCAGGCATTTGTCCGGGCATTGAACCAGAAGCTGAATGGTACCGGAATCTCTGCGGGGAGTGATAAAACGGGGGATGTGGCCCAGAGCGGCGCGCGCGCGATCGGCGGCGCTGAAATTGGCCGGGCACGTAACGTTAACGGGCTGCCGGTCTTGCCAGCCATTATTCCGCTCAGTGATGGTCAGACTATCAGCATTCTGTTTCATAGCCCGACAGCGGAAAACCGGATCACCAATAGCGATACGCTGGTTGCTTTCCAGTTCTTACTGAATAAAAAAGACGTTACTCACACCGTTGCTCCGATGAGTGGACGTGATATGACGCTGGCGCAGGTCACCATGAAACTTGCCAACCTTGCAGAGAAAAACTCGGCAAAATTCCAGCGTGCGCAGAAGAAGAAAAAAGCCCTTGTTGATGAAATAACCCAACTACAGGCTGACAGTGACCAGAAAGAGGATGCCATGAGCGACCTCGCGGATCAGGTGGCAGCGGTAGAAGGGCAGAATGCAGATCTGGAGCAGAAAATTAACGCTGTTGCATCGGAAGCGGATTCTCTTTATGAAGAGAATGAGCGTTTGCAGACGGAGATTGATCAGCTCAATCGCACTGGTGGGCGCGGTACCATTGCTCCAGCGGGGATGACTGGTGGGCACTCTCGCGCGCTGACGGATCGCCTTGCCAGTATCAAAAATCGTATGCATATGGACGGGGAAGTGACGCTCAGTAATGGTGCATCAATGAAGCAATTCATTGGGGGCGGCGAAGGGTATATCCAGTTAACCGATCCGGATGGCAGCGTATACATGATCAAGGCTAAATCCATACAGGGTGTGGACATGGCAGATGCGATCGGCAAGCTGTTTAAAGCCTATAAAGCGGGTAATGTATCGGAATACCTGGTCCAACCAGAAGAACATAAACCGGAAAACGTCGAACCTGAACCAGCGGAGGATACCGGTAGCTCTTCGCCTGAACCAGAAGTCTCTGTAGGTGCATATCGATATGCCCTGCAAATGCGTCCGGCGGCCCCTGGCGCAATACCTGAAGGTAACAAAGCAATTCTGCCGCGCCCTGATGAAGGTGACCCGTATTATGAATATGCACGCTACGGCATTGCTACTTACGATACCCCGCTTTCTGATCAGCAAATGAGTGAGTACGACCTGAAGTTATTGCCTCGCGAGGATTCTTTCGACTTCCTGGCGAAGACACTTACTAATGGTCCGTTTGGCAAATATGCACAAAAAGCTCTGGAGCTGGCCACCAGCTCACCAGACGAGTTCCGCGTAATGCTGAAAACTCAGTTTCAAAAAACTTTCTCCAATATTGCGTTTCCTGGGGGCGCTGGCACCGAGAAAATGGTGCAGAGCATGATCAATGCATTGCAGGCCGAAGTCGGTGAGATTACTCAGCCAGAACCGGCCCCGGCACAGCCTGATGAAACGGTTAGCGAAGCAGATGCAGAGGCTAATAAAGCCATTGAATATCTCAATAACGTGATGGATATACAAAGCACTGACATGGCGGAGATCCGTAACGCCCGGGGCAATGTCCGGGAAGCGATTGCAGCCCTTCAGGCTGCCGGACGTTTTGAGGAAAACGAAGAGCTGGTTAACGGCGCAGCTCGCCACCTGGCTGATCTGTTGGTAGCAATCCAGAAAGCGGGGGTAGCGGCATGACACTATCAGCTATTGAGTTAATGGATCTCAGCGATAAGTTGGATGCTCTGATGTCCAAAGCGGCTACCGCGAGTGGCATGGAGTTGCTGGATATCAGCGATGAAATTGACCAGATCATGCAACAGATGGGGTACGGTGTGTCCGGCGGCAGTAGTGGCGAGGAAAAACAACCTTCGGTACATGATGGTGTGCCAAAACTGGTTGCTGATTTCCTGGCTGATAAATTCGTCGATCAGAGCACCGATGCATTTATCGGTACCTTGCAGGATTTGAGTCAATATGTTGGCACATACATCGACCTGGACCAGGTTAAACAGCACACGGCGGCATGGATAGCCGCCAACATTAAAGAGGCAGCATAAGGCGTAACAGGGATGAGCTTAAGCGATCAGGTGGTAATGGCCACCAGCATAGAAACGCTGATCGAGCTGCTAAAGAACCTGCCCGATTATGGGCGGGTTTCGTATGTGGTGACAGCGAAGGGAGACGAGGTAAAAACAGCGTTTGATATCGTCGATGCCTCAGCTCTTTTGATATCCAATACTCTGGATGGGAAAATTAATCCTGACTATCCCCAGGAACTTCAGCCGCGCGACCGGACCCGCGCATCCAGCCTTCTTCAGGTTAACCAGATATCCAAAGATTTGCGGCCTGCTCAGCTTACCGATTCCGGTTTATCCAGCCATGGCGCGCCGATAATTGGTGAGGACAATGCCGTTGAGTCAGGTAATGGACGGACTATGGGGATCATCAAAGCCTATCAGGACGGCAATGCGGATCGGTATCGTGAGTACCTGATTGAACATGCGACCGAATTCGGCATACCTCCTGAAAAGGTTGAATCAATGACGGCTCCGGTACTGGTGCGCCGCCGGTTAACTAAGGTTGACCGCGTTCAGTTTGCCAAGGACTCAAATATTTCTGATCTTCAGGAAATGGCAGCCAGTGAAAAGGCTTTTGTTGATGCCGACAGCATAACACCGGCGATGATGGCGCTGTTTAATCCGTCAGAAAGCGGAGATCTGCTTAGCCGCAGTAATGACGCGTTTATTCGCGGATTCATGACGCAAGTTGGTGCCACACAGGCGGCTGGCCTTGTAACTGAAGATGGGCGACCAACACGGCAACTTGTAGACCGTATACAAAACGCGATCTTTGCCAAGGCATATAAGGATGCGCGCCTGGTAAGGATGGTTGCAGAAGAACCTGATCCGGATATGCGTAATGTTCTGACGGCGCTTAATGCGGCAGCCAATGATTTTGTCCAGATGCAGGCTTTATCAGGAGAAGCGCACAAGCAGGCTGTGACAACTATTGTTGATGGCATTGAGACAGCGGATAGCCTCGATAAAAAGGCGCTGGCGGCATTGAAAGATGCGGTAGACCTGGTAAGGCAATCGAAGGAGTCAGGCCAGCATATTACCGATGTTATTGCTCAGGGGGATATGTTCAGCGAAACGGCCCCGGAAGTGAAAGCACTCGCGTTGTTCATCGTCGCGAATAACCGTAGCGCGAAGCGTATGGCCACCGCCTTTAAGTTGATGGCTCAACGTATCAATGATGAGTTACAGCACCAGGGCCAGGCGCTGGGGGATATGTTTGGCGGCGGCGATGTGTCGTTACAGGATATCCTTCGCCAGGTGTCTCAGGAACTGGAAAACGAAGGCATGCAAGGGATATCCGGCGGTCTTTTCGAGTCCGTTTCCGGCGGTAGTTACAACGGTGTTGCTCCGTATACCAGTTTGCTATTACATCGGGCATCCGGCATCAAAGACATTATTCATCTGATCAGGCTGCTTTCCCGCACAGATCCCCAGGATGAACAGCTTGTACAAGTGCTTGCGCATTTTGTTCGAATGCCTGTTGCCGACGTGAAAAAATGGTGCCGATTATTCGGTATCAGCAATTCGTTACTTCGCGGCTTGTTAAATCACGCATCCTCCCTTGGGCGCGATGGCTTTGACGAGATAGCGCAGGCGATAAAAAACGGAGATATGCCACCAGCTATTGACTGGTTTTCCATTCGCCCAACCAGGGTGAAAGCATTCCTTAGCGCGGCGCATTCGGCATCACCATTGGCAGAAATGGTTCAGAGGTTGTCGCTCATATTCACAGACCATACCGCGTTGGGTGATCTGACTCTGGACGAGATGAAAGAAGCCTCCATTCAGTGGGCCGATCAACAAAATGAGGTTAACTCAGACTTCTTGCCAGCATTCAGGAAGGCCGTTAGTAAAGCGGATGATGCCCGTGGAATTCTGAAGGCATTTAAGGCATTGCAAAGTCGTGTTAATAAACATGTCGGTGATATCGATGGGGTAACGGCGGAAGGCCGGGATATCCTTAAAGAGCACGGCATAACGCCAGAGTTTATTGATGAGATCAGGACTGATATGCAGCGTGAGGTCGTATCGTCCCTGCAAATCGTAGCCAGAGCGTTGGCGGATGCTAATCCGAAGAGTGCGGCCATTGTTAACCGGGTTATTGGTGATATTGAAGCATCGGAGGGCATGGGGGCGCTGAAACTCTTCCTGTCGCGAGCGTTTAATCCTAACGGCAATATTCTCCCTGGCATTATTGGTGAGGCTAAAAAGTATGTCAGTGAAGAAGAACTTGAGCAGCTTGACCAACTACTTAAGCGATTCTCATATAACCCGCAGACACGCTGGCAAATGAATCAGCGAAGTATGGGTTCGGTCCACGAGAAAGTGTTATCTGCCATGAACAGTGCGATCGCAAACTCATCCGTATCTGAAGAAAAAGCTCTTGAGTGGGCCGACTCTTTTATCACGGAAGAAGTGGAAGAAGCCCGCGCTGGACAGAATGGTGGGATAGACCTGCGCAAGGAACTTGCTGATATTTATCGCCTGACCGGCGGGAAAATATCGACCTTATCAAAAGTGGTTCACCACCAGGGAAGGGCATATGCAAATCTAAATGGTGTTGTTGCTGTCAATTTGAACGATGAAAATGCAAGTGCACTGTGGCACGAGCTGGGTCATCATCTTGAGTACAGTAACCCTGGTTTGTTAGAGAAAGCCCGGTCATTCCTGAAGGCCAATGTTGAAGGGGATAAGCCATCTTTCGTCAATATCGGTGGGCGTGGCAAGCCTGAATGGTGCTTCAGATCTCGATTGAGTAATATTTATATGGCGAAGGTATACCCGCCAGCCTCAGTAAGTAACACCGGGAAAATTCGGCAGAAATCACCGACTATTTCCAAAACGTCAGCAACGGAAGTATTCTCTATGGCTCTTCAGTTGTATCATGACAAAGAGGCCGCTGCCGCATCACTGATGAATGGTGACGGATTGCTGGAACTGTTATTAGGTGTGGCAAAGGAGCTAAATAATGCAGATTAAAATCGCAGCGCCATTAGGCGGAGATGCCATTATCGAATTTGATGATAATGAAGAAGTTTCCGGGCGTTTAAGCATTATCTCCGGTGACATTACCGAGGACATGATCGCTGAAGCCATAGCTGGGGCAAATCCCAATAGCTATATGGGATTCGTTAACACCCTTGATGCTCCCGCAAGTGATGTTCTCCGAACGCTGCATCTTTACGCTGGCTGGTTTGTTGATTGGCCAGCAGTAGATGGTGGCGATGAGGACGACGACGATGATTTTGGTGATCATGTAGACCAGATCGTATATTGAAGAAATCCCGCCAATCGGCGGGATTTTTACCTCACGAGAAGCTTTTTTCTGATGTCAGCCAACAGTGCTCGTGCAAATCTCTTGGTGGTTTTTCGACAAATGCCTCTTCAGCCACATCCTGCCAGGGGATTTGTTTAGCCCATTCAGCTATAGCGTTATGGTTTGCCGAGAATAACGGTATTGTATAGGCCTTCAGCCAGTCTAATGTGCTGGAGTTGTGTTTTTGAGCGTGATGTTTCGCATGGTGTTTGGCGATCACGATCGTAGGCACTACCCATTTACTACCGTCAGTCATTGTGAAGTGCATATTACGGGGAACAGATGACTTTTCCATCAACTCCCGAATCCCGGGAAATTTCCCCAAGATCAATCGGCGATATTCATCGCTATTGCGCCCACCAAACTCTTTGGCTTTGAATTCAAGATATGCTTCAGAAACGAGAGGTGAATCCTCTGTGTTTAGAGTTATCGCCGTGAAAAAACCAGCAGGATTGTTTTTACTATGGGCCAACCGGTGATGCGAATCATAAAAGTACCCTTTCTCGCGTTCCGATGGTTTCGACAGCAACAGCAGGCGCGAGTCATAATTGGTTAAATTGCCAGTTATCACTGCATGAGCGCGATCGCTGATTTCCGCCGAGTTAATAACGATGAAAAGATCGTGCGGTCCAGTAAAACCAGCCAGAGACTCTTCGTTATTCAGACAATAGGTTATATAGACGCATCCCCATGTTTCACTGATATGCACCAACCCTTTGTCAGGGTGTATTCTGAAATAATTGCCAAGAAAAGGGTGTTTTTGGGTAACTCGCTCCCAATAACGGAACATATAGTCAATTATTGTTTTTCGACTATCGTTAATCGCAGGAGAAACAACCACTGTACGGGAACACGAATACAGTATTGTTTGCAGGATGCTAATCACTGCCACAATAGAGGTTTCCCCAATACCATGTGGTGTGGTGGCAGTGACTTTGGCTCCGGTGTTCTTTATCGCGTTAATAATTTTTGCTTGATGAGGTGTTAACTCAATATCAAGCAACTCTTTTGCTGCCAGTTCCCAATTGTCTTTATACCGTTCTATCAGTGCTAACCAGGCAGATTCATTCTGTATACGATTAATCACTTTCCACCTCTTCCGTGGTGTTTTCTTGCAGTTCTGTTAATGCAGCACGACATAGGTTCCGGGCATTGGCTATAGCCACACTTTTGACTTCATCCGTCATCGTGCAGGTAATGTACTGATCGAGTTCTTCAGCGCGGATGATGCTTTTGCCAATCAGAAACTGTATTTGCCATAGCAGATCGGCATCCATAATCAGAATTTCTGCCGGGCCTTCAGGGCCAGCCGGGAAGGAAACATAAGACTGTTTGCCCAGGCCGACAACTCGACAACTTGCTTCAAGAATTGCGCGCTTGAGGTCTGACTTTATAACGGAAACAGGTTGATTTTCACCAGTGATTACGCCGTTGACATGGAAAGGCATGTAGCTTGAAATACGCTCCACTTTCCACACGCCAGCAAGCGATCCTTCATGCAGCACAATGGGGGTAACCGCGAGTTTCATCTCACCATATAACTGCTGGCAGATAGCTGGATTGCTGAATACATCTAAAGGCTCACATTCAAACAGCGGCGCAATCTGCATGAGGTCCATCATGGTCATCCCTGGGGTACGAGCAGTAATGAATTTGCGCATACCAGTATCCATTGCGCTCCAGATTGCTACACCATGCTTTTTGCTCACTTCTTCAGTAAAGCCAAGGTGGCACATGATGGTTTTTTCGATAGCCAGATCGGAGATAGAAACCTTTTCGCCAGGTACACCATCATTATTGATGGTCACTTCGACACTCTGGCCATTACGCAGGCGGTATTGAATTGTTTTAGTATTTTGTGCTGCCATAGTCTTTTCTCTGCTTAAAAACTGATGTATTGCGCCTTCAGGTGGGTCAGGAATGTTTTCCCACCAGCGAAAGCAATATCTCGGGGTGTTCTGTTCGTTAAAAACGCGTTCCATTGCCAACTTTGGCGTTTTTTAGCGAGTTCGTGCTTTTGTTGGCGTTTGGACCACCGCTTTTCTTTCAGTCGTTTTTTACTCATAAACTCTAAAACGGAATATCGTCTTCAAAGTCCATTGGAGGTTCGTTATTGGCGCTGCTCTGAGGTTTGCCACCACCGCTGTATTGCTGGTGGTTTTGAGGTTGGTTTGACTGCCCCCAGCCATTTGAGGACTGTGAATCGTCGCGGCGAGCGCCGATCATTTGCATGGTGCCGCCCTGGCTGACGATAATTTCCGTCGTGTAACGTTCTACACCGGCGTCATCTGTCCACTTACGGGTTTTAAGTTTCCCTTCGATGTAGACCTGAGAACCTTTTCGTAAATACTCACTCGCAATTTCAGCAAGTTTTCCGAACAAAACGACTTTATGCCATTCTGTTTGCTCTTTCTGTTGGCCCGTTTGCTTGTCGCGCCATGATTCATTCGTTGCGATGCTGAGTCTTCCGACCGCGCCGCCATTTGGTATATACCTGATCTCCGGGTCTTGCCCCAGGGTACCAATCAGGATGACTTTGTTTACACCGCGTTGTGCCACTTATCTTACCTAATAAAATAAATTAATTAGAGCAATAATGTATATCTTTGAAACGTAGCTAACAAGTGATTTGCATTATCCTGTGTCTTCTAAAGGGATCGAGTCAGTCGGTATTGGCTGTGAATGGGTGTTTGTCCTGGAGCGTAAAAATTCGCTTATGAGGTCTTTATGAAGGGAAAAACAGCCGCAGGAGGCGGTGCAATTTGCGCTATCGCGGTGATGATTACCATCGTGATGGGTAATGGCAATGTGCGAACCAACCAGGCGGGGCTTGAGCTTATCGGAAACGCTGAAGGTTGCCGACGTGACCCATACATGTGCCCGGCGGGTGTATGGACTGACGGGATTGGTAATACACACGGGGTAACGCCGGGCGTGCGAAAAACCGACCAGCAAATCGCCGCTGATTGGGAAAAGAATATCCTGATCGCTGAACGCTGTATTAACCAGCACTTCCGGGGCAAAGACATGCCCGATAATGCCTTTAGCGCAATGACAAGCGCGGCATTCAATATGGGATGCAATAGTTTACGGACCTACTACAGCAAAGCGCGAGGCATGCGAGTAGAAACGTCCATCCACAAGTGGGCGCAGAAAGGAGAATGGGTGAATATGTGTAACCATCTCCCTGATTTCGTGAACAGTAACGGCGTGCCCCTGCGAGGTTTAAAGATTCGCCGTGAAAAAGAACGCCAGCTTTGCCTGACGGGACTGGTCAATGAATAAACTCCGGCAGCTCCGCCGACTTTCGACAATGAAGTTATCGCTGGCGGCGATAGTTTTCGACTCGATTTTCATGGCGGTATATGTGCTCAATGAGACGTGGCCACTGGAACCGCTATTATATGCCGGGCTTCGGCTGTGCCTGACATTTTTGAGCATGGCTGCAAGATTGATGCAGCAGAAAGAAACCGCTTCAGATTGCCCACGTCGCGCGGTGCGAAAATATATGGCACGCAGACGAAGGCGATAATAGTTAACGAGAACCCCGGCAGCCGCCGGGGTTATTTTTGATGGTTATTTAAACGGATTGATTGAATTATTAAACGTGATGATGCTTGTCTCACGCGGTGCCTGGACGTTAGCCGCTTGCGGAACCTCCTTAATTTTCTTGGTGACAGGCAAGTTGCGTGCGCCAACTTTGATCAGAGATTCGAAAAGTGTGGCAACGATTTTTGCATCACCAGGTTCTTTGAGGCGGAATGCGTCTTTTTGGGCGGCGGAGACGAAAATCGGGAGGTTATCCAGTTCGTCTTGCATTGCTGCCAGCACATCGTCGCGGATACCCACTGTTTCCTCCAGCAAAGCGATTCGCGCTTCAGCATCTGCGATCTTGGCCATTGCTTCGAGGTGGCGGCCCTGGCTTTCGAGTAGTGCGGTTTCCAGTTCTGCCGTACGCTCTGTCGCCTCCACCATCATTTCCAGTTCAGCCATTTTGCCGTAATGGGATATAACTGCCTGCACTGACTCGTCGGAGTACCCATGCGCCGCCAGGGACTCTGCCAGTAGAGATTTAGAATCCGCGCTTTCAAACATTCCGGCGCTGGCAGGATGATCCAGACTGATATAGTTCGGCGTTGTCACATAATCCACACCATGGAAGCTGGTGGTTACAGCGATTTTCCCGGACTCACGCCCGCCAGTGGCCCAGCTCCAGCCACCAGCTCGGCTTTCGATCATCGCGGCGACAATTTTACCCGGCTCTGTGTTAAGAATTTCCTGTGTATGGGTAACGATGCCGTTGTCGTCAACAGATATAGCCACTGTGCGGCACGCTGGAACATTGTCGATTACGACCGGGCGACCTTCCACCATGATCACGCTGGTTTCTGGTACTTCCAGTTTGCCAGTCAGCTGTCGGCGACCGTGACCGTAATAGCCGAAAAGCTCTCCAAGGCGTAAACCTTCCTGAGTTTCCTTGCTTTCAAGCATGGTCTTGACCGCGCTTAATACATACTGTCGCCCGTTCTGACGACCTTTTCGAGCATTGCTATAGAGACAAAAGCGGTCAGTGACCGTTTTCAAAACATCAGTCATTATCGTTTCCCTCTTTAAAGACCGATTCAAGGATTTGCGCCAGTTCCTGTGGCGGTGTTTTGATGATGGAATCCATCAGGTGATCGTCGTCCTCGCTTTTAGCTTTCAGTTCGTTCACCAGTGCTTCAGAGATTTTTTCGTCAATCTCCAGCACATCGCTGAACAGGTAACGTTTGAATGCATCGGAATTAGCGAGGACGCTGTTATTGCTGACGGCATCGAGGATTTGCGTAACGATGGTGGCGTAGTTCGCCTGCGAGTCGCGGTTATCGTTGTGCTCTTGTTGCAGAGCGGTATTAACGGAGTGGAATTCGATTTTGTACGGGCGATCACCTTCCGGGTATACCTTGCCGTACTTGAAAGCAAGATGAATATCGATAGCCCGCTGAATGAACTCTTCTACGCCCTGCTGGATCCATGAGGCGCGCATGGCGGCCTGAATTGCCGTGCGCAGGAATCCACCTTCACCAAGCCCGCCGGACATTTGATCTGCCCACCCCAGGAGGGTGTAATCGAGGCCAAGTGCTGCCGCCAGCTGGCGCATATAGGTGAGAATGTCTTCAATGCCGTTGATGTCAGCCTGGATGGTCTGAGTATCAATAGTCATCTGTCCCTTGCCGTCGCCCATAATAGGCAGCAGGGTATTGGTCACCGTAGGCATGTTATTCGCGCCGCGTGCGCGCTTTTCCATCAGGTCAGCTGCTCGTTTAAGCGTCTGAGTAATGGTGCGCGAATAATCGGCTGCTTTTACCGGATCCAGACTATTCATCGCCAGGCCGATGATTCGGTCAATTTTCGACGCATTAAAACGCGTTGCCTTCAGCGAGCGGATCGCCGAACGCAGATTCATGTACGGCTCGTAGGCATATTCGAGCAAGCTGGTCCCGTAATTCTGGGTTTCAATCGGCGTGCGCTCTTCCGGATCATCCAGCAGGCTGTAAGCCTTATGGCCAGTGTGCACCGGCATAAGGTTTGACTTAGGCCGCCAATAGGGGATTTTCATAGGGATAATGGCCCACGGATCGGCGAAAACCATTTTCCCTGACGCATCCTTCAGATAATCGCCGCTAAATCCCGCCAGGTTGCCGCTGACCTCGAACTCTTTGATGAAGCCCGGAAGGGTGTAATAGGAGCACTCAAAAGACGTGATCCCTATTCCTTCTTTGGCGTATGGCCTGACATAAGCCACCCCAAATACAGACATGATAAATGCCCACCCGGCGACCTCTTTGTTGATGGTTCGCCCGATGTCGTTCATCAGCTCGTCACACAACGCCTGCGCGGCGTCATAGTCACTATCGTTTCCGTTGTGTACCGGCACGATAGAGAAGGTTTGTCCGGTCTTCTTATCGAAAGAGAGCGCGTGCGTAATATGGATGTTCAGCGCGGTGGCGATCGTGCTGTAAACCGCCATCTCTTCGAGTAACGGATAGCGTTGCAAGCGATCTTCCGGCAGTTGAACTTCATCAAAGATAAAGCGACTTCCGTCCACCAGCCCATCGCCAGCCATGCCACTATCGCCCGGTTTGCCGCCTAAGAAGCCGGACAGTTGTACCGGTGCCCCTGCGCGAGAAAACAAATACCCACTTCCGCCGTGCACAGCCAGCGCGGACAGGAGGATGTTGTCCCGTTCTCCGTTGTCTTTAAAAACCCCCGCCAGCGCCTTCCTGACCGAGGATAGCGTGATTTTATTGTCTGCCAAGATTGCACCTTAATTAGAATAATTCGCATCGTGTTTGAACGGAATTTAACACTAGTCACTTGTTAAGGATTACCAATGAACAAGCTATCTATGGGGGTGTTTCGCTGTTCAAGTGTCAGCGAAATATTGAAATACATTAGGGCAATAACATCTCACCGAGCGCCGATTAGATACGGCGTGGAAAAGGTGGAAGGCAAAAGCTATGACCGACTACGCCGGGAGGCGAATCAGAAGGCGATTGATTTGCTTAATTCGCTGGTGGACGGCGCGACACTGACAGATGAACAGCGCCAGATCCTGGCTGGGTACACCGGTGAAGGCGGCATTGGCGGGTCCGTCTCCGAATATTACACACCAAAGCCGATCGCTGAAGGTGTCTGGGAGATCATGAAGCTCTACGGCGCGGACGTAGGTAACACTCTGGAACCATCGGCGGGAACCGGCGTTTTTAATGAGACAAAACCGGTTGGTACGGTGATGACCGCGACTGAGATCAGCAGTGTTTCCGGTCGTATAAACCAGTTGTTACACCCGGAAGACAGCGTACAGATTTCCCCGTTCGAACAGCTGGCTATAAGCACGCCTAACGATTCATTCGACCATGTTGTGGGTAACGTTCCGTTCGGCGGTCGTGATAACACACGCAACATCGATAAGCCTTACGCAGAAGAAACGGACATGGGTTCTTACTTCATGCTCCGCATGCTGGACAAGATAAAGCCAGGCGGATTCATGTGCGTGATTGTGCCGCCGTCCATTGTTTCAGGTTCAAACATGAAGCGGTTACGCCTGCGCCTATCACGGAAAGCTGAATTTCTTGGTGCCCACCGCTTGCCTACCGGTACTTTTGACGCAAACGGGACCAGTACAGTCGTTGATGTGGTGCTGATGCGCAAACATCCGGCAGAGATGGCTGAGAAAATCCCCCTGGTGGATGAAAGCACTCTTGAATCGGCAAATGTGCTTTGGCCAACGTTTATTTCTGGCAAGTGGTTTGAAAAGGATGGCCGCCGGTTTGTTCATGGCACCCAGGAAAAGGGCTTCCAGGGGCGTATTGAGGTTCGTGCCGACGGTCAGATTGATAACCAGGCTCTTAAAGCGAAGCTGATTCATCGTTTCGAAAGCCGTATCGACTGGTCTTTGCTCGATATGGCTGAACCGTCACTGACCGCAGACGTTGTTGGTGAAGGGGAAATGCGCCTGATTAATGGCGTATGGCAAAAATATGCTGGTGGTCGCTGGATTGAAGCTGATGCCGGGAAGGAACTTAAAATTGATGCTGCCAGTTATGGCGCGGATAGCTGGGAGGCTCTTCAGCGTAACCTGACTACAACAGAAGGCCGTCTCGGTATGACATTTACCCAGATGGCAAATGTCCGCGATAAGTACACCACATCAATCAGCGACGATATGGTGCAGCTGGTGGACTGGATTAACAGCCAGCCTGAAAAATACCGTGAACGCTTGTATCGTGGGGCGATGATTGGCCGGATGTTAATTGAATATCAGGATATGAAGGCCGCCGGGCATAGTGCTGAACAAATCGAACAGCAGCGCCTTTCTCTGGTATCCCGTTTGCAGGCAGAGATTGACCGTTTTGGTAACCCTGGTCGCGGTCCGATAGCTAAATTATCGGGAAGCGGTGCGCGCGCCTGGTTTGCTTTCCGTGGTGCAATTAAGCTGGATGGCACTATTTCTGACGAGCTGACAGGAAAGCTGGTTACGCATGATTCCAGCGCCAGTTATGACTCCACCAGCTATCAGGACACCCTGCGTTATCTCTATAGCGATCTTACCCGCGATCCAATCCAGCTCGATGATTTCCGCCTTGCGTTTACCGGCGAATTGCCAGCCAGTGATGAAGAGTTGCTTAATTTATTGGCCAGCACTCCTGGTATTGCGGTTTCACCGTATGGCGGGATTGTTCCGTTCGCCCGCGCCACCAGCGGCGACATTAACGAGATAGTGGCTCCAAAACAGGAATTCCTCGCCACGCTCCCCGACGGTCCAGTAAAGAACAACGTCCTTAATCAGCTGGCAGCGATCGAAGAGAAGCGCATCAAGACGCCAGCAGAGAATATCCGGTTTAAGCTCAATAGCCGTTGGTTCGACCGTTCCGTCATTCTGGAGTTTTTGCAGGAAAACGGCTATCCGGATCTGCGCTATGTGCAGTCAGTGCAGCTGGAAGGCGACGAAATGGTTTCTGACACCTATCACGGTGGTGATGGCCTGTTCGTCGGGCACCGATACGGTGTCGTCCAGCGCAAGGATAAAGAAACAGGCGAGATCCGCTACGAGTGGGACCGTAAATCAGGTGAAAACGCGACCGGGTTCCCGGCACAGCTGGAAAAGTATCTCAATGGTGCGCGTATCGGTGGCAAAGATAGCGCGACGGCGAACGGCTACCGCGAGCAGATGGCACTGCTTGAGGACCAGTTCAATAAGTGGATCAAGACGCACGATCGCTACGATGAACTGGTTGCCAAATACAACGATGTGTTCAATAGCAATATCCCGTATGAACACTCTGGCGATCCGCTTGGGTTGAAGGGATTAAGCGGTAAGCGCCAGCCATTTGATTACCAGAATAGCGAAGTGCGCCGACTGTCCGAAGATGGGCGCGGCATCCTGGGCTTCGGCACCGGGCTGGGTAAAACTACGACCGCGCTGGCGCTTGAGGCGTTCAACTATGAGAACGGTCGCTCCACCCGTACTGCGTATGTAGTGCCTAAATCAGTGCTGGAAAACTGGTATTACGAAGCAAAAGAATTCCTGAGTGAAGAGGCATTCAGTAACTACCTGTTCGTCGGTCTTGATGTGCTGATGGATGGCGATCAGATTCGCCAGGTGCCGGTGCTCGATGAGAACGGTAAACCTGTTCTTGGTACTGATGGCACTCCAGTTATGCGCGATGCCCTAAAACTGGCAGATGAAGCCACTATCACGGCGCGGATGAACGCGATCCCGCACTCAAATTACCGTGCAGTCGTGTTTACCAAAGAACAATACGCCCGCATTCCGCTACGTGATGACACCGTAGATGAGCATGCACAGGATATGCTTTATGACTTCGTTGCCGCCGGGCGCGTAGCCAGCGCAATGGACTCCGACTCCCACCGCAAAGAGGCCGCGCGTCGCCGGGTATTGTCGGAGTATTCAGATACCGGCACCGAAAAAGCAGAGAAGTATCCGTACTTTGAGGATATGGGCTTCGATAGTGTGATCGCTGACGAAGGTCACAACTACCGCAATAGCTATAAAAATGGTCGCGAAGCGTCACAACTGGCCTATCTGCCCACCAGCGCGGTGGCGCAATCGGCGCGGGATATGGCAATTAAAAACGCGTACCTGATGAAAAAGAATGGTGGGCGCGGACCGGTTCTCCTGACTGCAACGCCAGTCGTTAACACCCCGATCGATGCATACAACATGCTTTCTCATGTGCTGCCGAAGGAATACTGGCAGAAGATGGGGATCTACGGTCCTGATGACTTCGTTAAATTCTTCGGCAAGACCAGGCTGGAAACGGTACAGAAAATCAGCGGTGAAGTTGAAGAAAAAATGGCGCTGGTGGGCTTTGAAAACCTTGATGCGCTGCGCGGCATATTCCATCGCTGGACAACGCTTAAAACGGCGGAAGACGTTAAGGATACCGTGGAGATCCCGGAACTGGACGAACACCAGCAGGATGCACCACTTACGGAAGAACAACTGGCGGCGTATGAAGAATTGCGTCAGCAGGCGGAAGCGGCAGCCAAAGCCAACAATGGCGTAACGACCTCGGTCAATGAAGACGGCGTGATTGAGCACGAGAAAGCCCGTCCGATCTTCTCAATAATCAGGGATATGGACCGCGTATGTACTGACATGGACCTGTACTATCGCAGGATCACCTATCGTTTCCTGCCGGAGTACGCCGATGCGGTGCAGCAGCTGGCGGACAGTTTGCCTAAACAAGCCACCAGCGAAGACGACGACAGTGATGATTCGATCACGCAGCAATCGCAATACTCCCTGATAGATAAGGGCGAGTTTATTCAGTTGCAGGTACCGGAAGCATTTGAGCAGGAAGTGAATAAGCGCCTGGCCAAGTTTGGCATTGACGAACAGACCGTAACTCACCCCGTTACGCCCAAATACGCGAAGCTGATTGCCACGCTGAAGGAGTTTTTCCCGGAAGGTAAGCAAATCATCTTCACCGATGAAAAAACGCAACACCAGAAGCTCAAGCGCATTATCTGCAATGCTCTTAACCTTGAACCTTCAAAGGTGGGGATCCTGAATGCTCAGACGGTTGCCGAGGCAGGTAAAACCGGTAAGAAACTGAAAGCGGTTAAACCGCCGAAAGAGCTACCGGATGAACCAACAGATGCACAGATAGCGAAATACAACGAGCAAATGGCTCTGTATGACGCCTATATCGCGCAGCAAAATGAAATGTCGCTGGGTGGGCTGGAAAAGATTGCTGCCGACTTCCAGGAGGGCCGGACTCCGATCATCATCTGCAACAAAAAGGCAGAGGTGGGTATCAACCTGCATCGAGGAACGACGGATATCCACCACCTGACGTTGCCGTGGACACCAGCCAGTATCGCACAACGTAACGGTCGCGGTGCACGAGTTGGCTCCAACCGTGCAAGCGTTCGCGTTCACTACTACTGCGGCAAGGGGTCTTTCGATGAATACCGACTGAAGACGCTGAAGCGTAAAGCAGGCTGGATCTCCGATATCCTCCGTTCAGATAAGTCAGAAATGGAGAACGCCGACGCCAATGACATGATCGAAATGCAGATGTATACCGCGAAGGATGACGGCGAACGTCTGGTAATGATGCAGGTTCAAATGGATAAGGCGAAAGCTGCGAAACGCGCTCGCCAGAAAGAACAGGCTACTATCGACCTTCAGAACTACATCAAGGCGCAGCACGCAGCTGGTGAGGATGTGGAGGTACTTACCGCTGAATTGGAGCGAAGCAAAGCGGAACTTGAAAAGACCACCGCCGACGTCGCCAAATTCAAACAGGCGGTAATGGCCAAAGCAGCTGATAACGCAGACTGGAAAGCCCGCTGGGGTAGCGTCCATCACACAGACCGTATGTTGTTAGCACAGTATCGCGCGTCGTTGAAAAGCGCCATTCAGCGCAAGGCTAATATCTCTCAGGCCATCTCCCGCTATGAGAAATTATTGAATCGTACTCAGAAGGCCGCGACGGATATCAAACGCCTGCGCCCGCTGGTGGAGGATGCAATAAATAAAGGCATTCTGGATGTTGATCCTGATCTGGTTAACCATGCGAATGAGTTCCTTGTTATCGGCGATCGCTCATGGCGTGTAGGCCAATACTATGATTGTGCCGGTGATATCGTTCGCATTAAGTCGCTGGACTTCGACAGCCAGCGCGCAGACGTGGAGATCATCTTTACCTTCAAAGGCACCAAATCGGGTAACTGGGATGTGAAGACGCTGGATAAACAGGTTGATGTAACTCCCGATGAAGATGCTGTTATGCAGAAAATCAGTGGTGGCGTCTCCATCGCCGGGATTAACGACATCATTTCCTGTGACGATTTCTACCGTTTCCAGCAGCGCGGCATGATCAAAATCACTGACTCATACGGCGTTCAGACTACAGAGTCAGGCTATAGCATTGATTTTGTTGGTTCCTATACGGCCCCACTGAAGCATGCGGTTTACCCGGATCGCCGTGACGGCGCGCTGAAGTCGTCAATTGCAAAATGGGTGCTTGGTATGATGTCGGAAGGGAATAACCGCCAGATCCGTTCGGCAGAAACATTCCTGGTTGAATTGTTTGGCTCCAATTATGGCGATGTAATCGCGTCATACGGAGATACGCTATCCCCTGAAGCAATTCAGGAGAAAATAGCGGATGCGATCGCAAAAATGCCGGAGAAAACAAGCCAGGGGGCTACTCGTAACGGGGATTCTGAACTTGAGGTCACCAATGCCATTTTCGGTACCCATGAGTTCCGGGCGTCAGATTATGAGATCACCACAGCACAGTTTGGCACCATTGGCATTTACAGCAATAAAGCCGAGATCAAGCAGGCAATGGACTCAGCAAGCGCGCGCATCGCAGCAGAACGGGAAGCCAATCTGAATCATGCAGTCGCCGCACTGACTCAATCATGGGTAACAGCAATCAGGGAGGCCGCCACCACAGGGAAAATCACACCTGCAATTGCGGATGTCGTAAACGACGGCTCTAAATTTATGGATGCCTATCAAATGGATGCGGTGCAGTTGCCATCAGCCTATGGCCAACTCAGCTATCGCATGACCTACAACCTGGTATCAATGTTTTCCGACCTTGCCATCCTTGGGCTGGTGGATCTTAACGAGGTTACGCCGGAATTGCTCAGCATGCGCAAGAATCATGTGGAGATATTGCAGAGAATTAACACGGTTCTTGCCGGGCGCACCGATGAAGAGAAACAGGCCGACGCTGATCGGATAAACCTGGCCCTTGGCAACATCACGGAGGAAGAAATTGCCGCCAGAAACGAGAAACAAGAAGAGTTATCATCAATACAGGGTGATGCCACCAGCATAGCTCAGTCTCTTGGTCTGAATTATCGCGTATCCACCGCCGACCTGAAGATGATGTACGCACCAAAATTCGCCGCTGGCGAGGTATTTGGGCTTCAGGAAGCCTCAGGCATGAAAGGCGTTCTTTTCCGTGCGAAAGACGCAATCAAGGCGAAATTCGGCGCTCGCTGGCTGCCAGCGAAGGCGAAGAACAGCGATTTCCCGGGTAACTGGTGGATTATCGAGACAAAACACAACGTGGCGGACGTTCTGGCCGTCATCCAACAATACGCATAACAGGAGCGCCCGGTTCGCCGGGCGTCGCATAATATGGCCACACTATCTGATACAATAAAACCGAATAAAACATATCTTGAGGCGGTACTCCGTACAGCGTTGTTAGGAAAGACAGAAGACGAATACGTTGATTTCTTCCTGTCAGGGCTACGCGGGCGATTACTGAAAAATCCCCGCCTGTACCGCAGCTATGGCCCATACTGGCCGGAAATTAAAAAATTATTACTGGAGCGCGGTTATGGTAATTTCGGTCGTCTCGTTGACCGTGACGTTCGCAAAATTTACCGTTATGACCGCCCGGCGCTGACACTCATAGCTGCGACGCTCTACAGCCAGGAGCGTTTTGATAATGGTCAGATATACTCAGCCTGGCATTTACTGCCAGTACCTGAAGAGGTTGACGACCAGGACTATGAGTTTGAGTCTTACGATTTGGAAGTTGAAGCCTTAGCACAGGCTGGAGAGAAAACTTGAAAAAGCGATACTACACAGTAAAGCATGGGACGCTACGAGCATTACAAGAGTTTGCTGACAAGCACAACGTTGAGGTGCGCAGGGAAGGGGGAAGTAAAGCTCTGCGCATGTACCGCCCGGACGGGAAATGGCGGACGGTCGTCGATTTCAAAACTAACAGTGTTCCCCAAGGTGTCCGCGATCGGGCATTCGAAGAATGGGAGCAGATCATCATAGATAACGCATTGCTTCTGAATGCTGATTAATAATCATTTAAAGCCCATATGATATGGGCTTAAACAACAGGATCGATATACAGTGTTAGTTAAATATATAGGCGAGAGTTATATGGATAAACCTTGGCCGGGCATGCACATTAGAACATCTTGTCTGGAGGATGGTTTCTTTAGAGCAACGCAACCAAAGTATCTTAATGATCCGTCGAGTGAGTCGCGACTTCTTCCATTTTTTAATAAATTTTCACCAGCCGATTACGCATGGGCTAGAAATGAATTTAAGAAAATGCAACGAGATCCATCTTATGTCCCATCTATACAAGAGTTAGAGTATTATTTAAAACCTTGCGGGAAACGATACGGAGAGGATTTTCCACACTTGTTAATCAATGAAGGTTTTACCTCAATGGATTCATATGATGAATCTAAACTCCAAGAAATAGTAACGTACCTTAACGATTATTTAGTAGAAGCCGTAAGCTGTCATCTTGGTGTGTTCTCTCTATCAAAAAGTGATTGCAATCTACACATGTGGACTCATTATGCATCGATAGGAAAGGGGTTTGCTGTAGTTTTCGATGAAACACACGATTTTTTCAAAATATATCGGCCGTGTGATGTTAGTTATAATCCAGAAGATAGAGCATCTGTAACCTATTATAAAGGCGCTGTGCGATTTAATGGCTATCCTGCGCCATCGAGGAATATAGATATAAAGAATAAAGATAATACATTGCATGGGATCTTAAATCGAGATTCAGTTCGCGAGCTTTTTATTAATAGGCTTCTTTATACAAAAGGTGAAGAGTGGCTTCCTGAAAATGAAAGTAGAATTATTTTTCCATTGGCTGATTGCGAGAGAAAAATAGGAAGCATTGTCTCTCCATCGATTGATGATTGCCTATTAAATGAGTATCCTGATGTTTTTCATGACTATCATGAAATTAACTTAAAGAAAATTCCTTTTTCTGCATTCAAGCAAATTACCTTAGGGTATAACATGACTGAAAAAGATAAAAATATAATTTTAGATAAAGTTAGTTCGAATAAAGAATTGTCTCACCTCAACGTATTACAATCAAAACTTGATATATATGGAAAGGTTGTGGTTAATCCCATGTAATAATACGCTTATGTCTAAACTTCATGATAAATACCTTCCTTAACTTAGGAAGGTGAGTTGTGGGTTTACGCAGAAAGTAACAAATAACCTTCGTAGGTTATAGAATATTATTCTTTCCGGTGAGTATTCCTTGAGGAACTCTAGCGCATCCCATAATTTGAGTTTTCTTGATGATGTTTATATATGACGCTATCAGCGATGAGTCATCACGACTATCCACTTCACAAGCCATTGCCCTGATGTAGTCGGCGCTGGCAACGTTGTTGTATTCCGTCGCAAAGCAACATAGTAACGTCAGAACATGCTCTGTCGTTATTTCGCTCCAGTTGATGTTGAAAAATTCATCGCCTTTTTTATCGTGTTCGGAATCGAAGATGCTTTGGTGGAGGATGTATTTGCCGGATTCCTTGCGCGGTAACTTGATTGCTTTCTGGCGTTCCAGCTCCTTATAAATCTGCATTGCCTCAATTAGTACCGGCCTGCCGTTCATGAAGGGATCGCGCAACCTTACACGCTGGCCAACTCGACCAGTAATAAAGCTGTTTTCCTCTTCCACCAGCACGATAAAACCCTTTTCCTCTTTTTCTCGCAATTCGCGCAGCAGCTGGAGTTCCATATCGCGGCGGCGTTCAGGGTAGCTGGTCCGCTCAGCCATTATCAGCTCGTTGTTGATCCATGCAGCAGTCATTGACGCCGGTTTGCCGACGCTCATCGAAACAACGCATATTTTCTTATCCATAGCGCCCCTACAAAAAAGAAAAGCCACCAGCGGCGGCTTAGCAATACAACTGAAGGTAGCGCCCGGTACTCAGACTGTGCCGTCCATGGAATATTTGAAAAGGGATCCATCCGTACCGGGCATGTGATGATTCTGACTGAAGTCACTTGTCAGTTGTCAATTATTTCAGATTAAAAATAATATATTTATTAGTGCATGATGTTTGCCATCTCATAGGCGTCAGCCAGCAACTCCATCTCTGACTTGTTCAGCAAGGTGAATTCTTTCTTGCCTCCAACCACACCATCGGCATGAACAGGGACCAGCCAGGGGTATTTTTCTCTTACTTCAGCCGGTGCTGCATGCTGGTGGTGCCATCTACAAAGTGGCAATTGCTTTTTATGACAACCCGGCGCGGTACGACCGGCGATATGGTGCAGAGACACCTCATTAGATATTACTCCATGCATATAGCAGGCAATGCAGGGGAGAGCGCCAAGAGCATTGGCGATGCGCCGTTCCTCCGCCGTTGGTGTTCTCCCCTTCAAGCCACGAGATTTTATTTTTACCGCGCTTTTCCGCGTTTTGCTGGCTGGTGGGCGCTCTTTCTGTTTAGCGATACGGCGGTCGATAGTATCCCGCATTTTCTGATATTGAGATTCTCGCCAGACCGGATCAGCCAACTTCTCCCGTTGCCGATCGATCGCTCGTTCTCTGGCTGCCTTCTGCCACTTGCGGCACTGTTCAATTTTTTGTTCGATTGTTTTCATATGGTCAAAAAAAAGGCGGCCTAATGGCCGCCAATGATGTCAAGGAGTGAAGTAATGGCAACGTCTTCGTAGTTGACAAAAACTGCGGCTCAATTATAGCAATCAATTAGAGCAATGGTAGATATTTTGTTTATCGCGAATCACATTTTTTCACTTCAGTACCTGTGTGCTATACTCCTTCTTGATTGATTGGATGCGGAATACAAACCCGCTCTTTTGTGCAGCCTGGCTCCTTGCCAGGCTTTTTTTATTTCATCATGGAAGCTGTTAACGCTTTGGACCTTGCTGAACTGATTGTGAGGGCTTTGTTAACGTGCCCCAGAAATTCGCCAAACTCAGACATCACTTTACCAAGACCGCGCCGTGCTTCTTCCTCGGTGGCATTCATTACGAAATGTTCAGCACTACGCATACTTTTGACAGGAAACGCAACGGATATTGAGTCAATATCAGGCATTCTATCGCTCAGCTTTACAGTGACAATGACGGCTGGCGACTGAATATTAGTGCTTACAGACAGCACTACATATTTTCCGTCGATGTTGAAATCCTTTCTCATATGCCACCATAAATATCAAATAATTAGAGCAATTTATTATGCGTTGACGGCTAATCACCATCTTCCAGCAGGCGCACCATTGCCCCCGTTTCACTATCCAGATTACGGATATAGTTCATGACAATATTTACGTTGGTCCAGCCACCAGCTTGCATGATCTCCGGTATTGAAACTCCGGCGCGGGCCATATCTCGCGCGGCTCCGACACGGGCACTGTGTCCAGACCAGGCCAGGTACCTCTGACCAGAGTCATCCTTAGCCCCGTAAATCAATCGGTGAGTTGCTTCAAAAATCCCTTCCAGGGCGCGAGTTGATAGCTGGCTGGTGGATGATGGCGAGGCAACACCATTTTTTCTGACCCGGCAAAACAAGTAGTTATTCGGATCATCAGCCACACCAGAGACAGAAATCCATCTCTCGACCAGTTTAGTTACCCCCAGGCTAAGTGCCTTCTCTACACCTGCGGTGCTAACCAGCGTTTTCGTTCTGCCAATATGGATTAACATTCTCCCACCGTCAGTACGTGAGATATCTTTAACCCTGATCCTGGCAATTTCGGCTATACGTAACAGGGTGTTATAAGCAATCCCCAGAAATGCCAGATTACGTATATCCTGGCAGCGATCGCTATTTTCCATGAGTGAACGAACCTGGTCGAAATCAGTGCGTTCGAACGCTAGTGCCTGTTTTGCACGTTCACCGGCATCAACGTTTTCTTTTCGGATCCGCCGCATGACCAGTGAAACAGCGTTGCTGTCACTTGGTCGTGGCAGCCCGGACCGACGATGAAGCATGTTTAGCTGGCCCAAATGTTGCTGGATAGTTTTTACTGCCAGACCGCGCGCCTGAAGATATAGAAGATAATCGCGAACATCTTCAGGTTCTGCGGGAAACCATTTCCGGTTATTCAACTTGCACCATGCCGCCCACGACCGGCAAACGGACAGAAGCATTTTCCAGGTATGCTCAGAAAACGCCTGGCGATCCCTGAACATGTCCATCAGGTTCTTGCGAACCTCATCACTCGTTGCATCGACCGGTAATGCAGGCAAATTTTGGTGTACGGTCAGTAAATTGGACATTTAATACTCAGATAATGGTTTTAAGTAAAGTGTACAGGATCGGCTCTGCCTTTACCTGTTTATGGTTCTCGTCATAGAAACGCCAGCGACCGCGCGTGCGTTCTATTTTCTCTTCACCGCGCGATAATGACAGTTGACAACTATCACGATCAAACCCTTTTGCCCGCCAGTAACCACGGTTTTTCTCAAGCTCAAGATGAGTGGACACTTTAGCAGCTGAATATCCCATTTTTCACCTCTGATTGATTGGTGGTGCTAAGTGCGCTACGCGAAATCTGGAGCACTAACACTGCCAACATTTCGCAGATTTTACGTAGCGCAACCTTGATCAAATGATCAAGTGATCACTATTTGACCTGATAAGGTATTGAACTGTATGGATTTACAGGTAAATTGATCATGTTCAATAACCCTTAAGATAACTTCGTATAATGTATGCTATACGAAGTTATTAGGCCCGAAGAGGAGTTTACGTCCAGCTGCGCATAAAAATCAAGAATTATTAGAGCAATAAATTTTGAGAGAAAAATCCCACTCCACCAGCCAAAAACTGGATTGTTTTTCATAGTTGTTTGACAATTGCTCTAATAAATTATAGTTTTGCCGCCGTTTCGTAATACGACTTTGGATTCACTATTTAATGTGTCTTCAGCGTTGTAGAGCGGCTCAGAAGGAAATGAGCAAACAGGGAAACCTTATACAACGGCATTACAGCTATGCATTGCTCATCTTACACACAGCGCAATGTTGTTAGATTACCCCAGCATGGATCATGGGTGAAACAGTAGGTCAGAGCTTCAGGCTCTGTGTTGTCAATACAGTGAGGCATAATTATGGCTTTCATTCCACCAACCATCGACGACGTTAGACATTGCTCTAACGCTTTATCTGTAGACCCTGCCGAAACCGACGCTGCCCGCGCCATTGCTGAACACTACTCAAAGATATCCAATCAGGAGTACCGCATCACCCAAGACGACCTGGATGATCTCACTGACACAATCGAATATCTCATGGCCACTAACCAGCCAGACTCACAATAAATGCACTAATAAATCTATTATTTTCGTTGGATCCTTCTATAATGGTGGCCAACAACTCCCAGTGTAATCCGCTGTGAGTTGTTGGCCATGTCAATTCTGGAGGAGGATCAATGATAAATTATGTCTACGGCGAACAACTGTACCAGGAGTTCGTCAGCTTCAGGGATCTCTTTCTAAAAAAAGCTGTTGCACGCGCCCAACACGTTGATGCCGCCAGCGACGGTCGTCCTGTACGCCCGGTTGTCGTTCTACCGTTCAAAGAAACGGACAGCATTCAGGCTGAAATTGATAAATGGACTTTAATGGCGCGGGAACTGGAACAGTACCCAGACCTCAATATCCCAAAGACTATTTTATATCCTGTGCCTAACATCCTTCGCGGTGTGCGTAAGGTTACGACTTATCAGACAGAAGCTGTGAACAGCGTCAACATGACCGCTGGCCGCATTATTCATCTGATTGATAAGGACATTCGCATCCAGAAAAGCGCGGGGATCAATGAGCACAGTGCGAAATACATAGAGAACCTGGAAGCAACAAAAGAGCTAATGAAGCAGTACCCGGAGGATGAAAAATTCCGTATGCGTGTACACGGCTTTAGCGAAACAATGCTGCGCGTCCACTACATTTCCAGTAGCCCTAACTACAATGATGGTAAATCAGTTAGTTACCATGTGCCGCTGTGTGGTGTGTTTATCTGCGATGAAACTCTCCGTGATGGAATCATCATCAACGGTGAATTCGAGAAAGCAAAATTTAGCCTTTATGACTCTATAGAACCGATCATCTGCGACCGCTGGCCGCAGGCAAAAATATATCGCCTGGCAGATATTGAACATGTAAAAAAACAAATTGCCATCACTCGCGAAGAGAAAAAGGTCAAATCAGCCGCATCAGTTACGCGCAGCCGTAAAACTAAGAAGGGGCAGCCAGTAAACGACAACCCCGAAAGCGCGCAATAGTTTCTATCCGGCATGGTCAATGAGTTATTCATTAAGCCATGCCAGAGCTTCATCAACCTGCGCTTCGTCTTCGACGCTAAGCACTTCATCCTGGGGAACATAATCAGCCAGCATAGCGAAACAATATGTATCCCAATGGTCTGGTGAGTGCAGGTTGAGTTTTTTCTTCATATCCTCCTTACTCATCACCTTCCATTGACCTGCGGAGTTAATCCCTACAGGGATTTTCGACGCTTCCTCAATAGTTTCATTACCCTTATCCAGTCTCATACGACCAGATTTTACGGCCTCTGCGGCTTGAACGTTGGCATAAGCACGTTTATCAAAGTACAGGCTCTTATCTTCACGGCTATGCATCTTTTTACCCCAGCGTATACGCTGTACGGTAATACCATAATACTCGTACATCAGATCCGCCGTTGCTTTACCCAGGCCATCGCCGTCTATCGCTATGGTGATATTTGGGAATCGCTCAGGATTACATTCTGCGAAAATTTTGGCGGCAAGCTGCGTTTCTGTAACGTCTGTGTATTCCAGCATTCGATAGTTGATTACACGGCGTTTATTTCGCTGGCCGGACACCATCATGATATTGATAACGGACTTATCCCGTCCCGTACCACCAGCAACGTCCACACATGCAAGCCAGCCCCATCCTTTTGCAATCTTGACTTTCCGCCGCGTTGCACGTTCAACCTCATCACGTCCAAGAAGGAAGCCATCCTGTGATTTAGGGAATAGGCCGCGTACCTTAATCATGTACATAGGGTTATCACGCCCGCCGTACTCCGCCAGCTTCATTTTGATAAATGCTGGCGTTACCAACGGTGATTCCTCACTGTTAAGCGTGATCGCCGTATAAACGCCATCAGGGTTACCAGGACGCTTGGCCAGTTTATGGTGTGTATCGTAGAAATAGCCGCTTGGGCGTGTAGGCTGTGACAGCAATAAGATGCGGTTATCCTGTCCGGTAAGAGCACCGGTGATGATACCGAAAGCTCTATCACTGACACCGGAGGCTTCATCGATAATATACAGAAGATGATCTGCGTGTTCACCGGCGAGAGCTTCTTCACTTCCCAGACGAAAGCCCTTCGGTACTACAGTCCATACACCTTTACCAGTAATCTCATAGAAAGCGGTTTCTGTCAGAACAAAATAATCAGCAAGCCATGGGAAACGGCTGGTGGCAGTAGCCCAGTTTATCTTGATGTACTTGAATATACCGGTCATTACCTGCTGAATTTTGTTCGCAACGATAATGGCACGGGCACCTGGATACATGATTATGAACAACATGATCATGATAGAAGTCATGTCTGATTTCCCGGTACCGTGACCAGACGAAACAGATGTCTTGCTACCCTGTTCCTGCACAGACTCAATAATCAGATCCTGCTGCCAGGTAGGTGTTTTGCCGAACAAAACATCAGCGGCCGCAATCCAGTCATAACGATATAGCGCCACCAGCTCGCGCCAACGTGGATCCGTTACGCAACTTCTGGCCATTAATCATCATCCCCGTATAGCTTGCGGGTAACTTCTTCGTCTTCCTCCTCGTCTTCGTCCAGGTCTTGTTCCAGCCATGGGTCGTTTGATACACCTTCAGTATCAACATCTCCATAACCGCCTGTATCAACGATATCGGCGATTTCTTCCCTACGCTGCTCAATCCACAATGCGGCATCGGCGCGGCGGTTGGCGGCCCGTTCTCGCGCAACTTTGTCCAGATCTTCAAGAGAAGGGCCACCGACGGCTGTTTGCCTTTCCTCATCATCGGTATTGGTCTTAGGAGCACGCAGATCGGCTTTGATTTGCTCCAGCATCAGGGGCGGCACTTTCCCGCCATGCGCCTCGATGAATTCAGCTGCTTCCAGCACTGACCAGTTATTTTCACGCTTTCGTTCGTATGCCAGCTTAACAATGCCAGCTTGCCCCATAGACAAAGCGTGCTTTTCCGCCTCCCGGCTTTCTTTTCGATAGTTATTCCGGATGCTGTAAATGGTGTTGATCAGGCTGCTTATCTGCGCGGAACAGCTGTTTAGCATGCTCGCGATACGGTATTCAGGCGGAGTACCTTCATCATCGTCTTTTTGCTGATCGCGCATTTCCTGCACCAGGCGAATACACGTATCCCTGGCGTTCTCCAGCATAAGGAGATGAGAAAGAGACTTTTCCAGAAGAGTGGTTTCCAGAACATCGGCCCCGGACCGACGCAACATAGCGCGCGCGGCCTTCCGCGCTTCAACGTTATCTATCAGGTAATCGCCAGCTTCGAATTCAAAGCGTTCACCATCATCATCCAGGGTGTCGCGTTCCAGGCGATCACGTAAGGTCCGGTGGGCGCGGGTGATCACGTCATGATCATCTGAACGATCATTTATGCGCTTATTTTGGCGCTTCGCATTCTCGACTGCGGCACTGACAACGGCATTAACTCTTTGTTTTTCCGCTATTTCAGCCGAAATGTGATCACCTGCATGTTGATCATTAGAGTGATCAATGATCATGCTTTTTAGTGGCTTCCTGACTGGCTTATTTGACTTGCGGCTGTCCGTAGTCCTGGTGTCTTCTTTGAAGGCACGGAGATAACGACGTGCGGTATTAGGGTTAAGATTAAACTCGGCGGCATACTGTGCGATGGTGTAACCACCATCTCGCGCCAGGCGAGCAAAATTCTTCTTGTGATCGTCCCAGGTCACTTATGCTTCCTTTCGTAAAAACTCTTTTTGACGCGAGGGTAACGAAAGTCACATGTCAAAAGGCCCGGAACGGGCAAGCAATCAATCAGATACGTGCGGATGTGGCATTACCGTAATGACGGTGCTGACGGGCCACCTTATTGAAAAGTTGACGCGCCATTACCCAAGGCTGGTGCTCCCGGCGTTCCTTTTCGTCCTGCGTCATATAGAGTTCGTTCTGGAGTTTTTCATCAAACCGGCGCGGAGCGCGGCTACGGCGAAAGAATTCAGGATTCAGAGAGTGGATCTGAAATCTACGTGGGCGTGTACTGTCATCTATCAAAACAGACGAATACTTAGACACAGCGATAGCCTTTAAGCGCAGATAAACATCGCGCTTATCGACATCCAGATGCGGGTATTCCTTTTCAAGAATTGCTGCGAGTTCTTTCGCTGATAGAAGAGATTTAGTGCGGATCATGTAATCCGCAATCTCGTACGATGTTATTCGTGAGTGATTTATTTCCATGAAGTGGCGTCCCTGCCAGTTAAGTAACATCCTGTCACCTACTGATTAGCCCATGTCAACTAATCAACGTGGAATATAATACCCTCGATTAAAGAAATAGCAATACATTAGAGCAATTTTATCTAACACTCGACGAATGACTTGTGATAACGCCCACTCCAAGCGCGTAATCAAAGAACAATCGTTGATGCATCGCCAACCTACCGTGCGTCTTCTCCCAATTATCGCGGTCACGCTCAATATCACGCTGGCATGACTGGCACAGAGGAATTGCGTAAATGTCATGCGCGCATAATCGACTATGACGAACGATATAAGGCGTAATGTGAGCGCCAGCTCCCGCAGCTCCACACCCACAGCACGGACGGGAAGCAACAAAGTCCATGTACTCAGGTAATTTTAGCGATCGCAGTTTTGGTATTTTGAAATGCGCCATGCCAGGGTCGGAGTCAACATCCACAGGGCATACTTTTGCACGCATCGGCGCGGCGCGTTCTTCCATCATCTGAACATATGCTGTAGCGCGATCGTCATACGGGCGAATATCCGCCTCTTTCAGAGGTCCGCTATCCTGCGGAGTAGCCTTCATCTTATTTATTGATATGCGGCAGACTTCTTCCGGCATCAGGTGCATCATGTTGCGCATGAAAGCCCACCAGCACAGCTCCTGAATACTTAAATCATGGCTATTTGAAAGGCCCATTTCCTGACGGGCGACATCCAGTATCCAGTTAACGCGATTATTGTGCAGCGTTTCTTTCAGCTCATTAAAACCACGCATCCGGTAATGGTTATCGTGATGCCAGCACAACAACACCGCGCTATTGTCTCGTTCAGCGTGGACAATATGATTGTCACACCAACTACGATCTGCGGCCTGGCATTGACCCTCTTTCCTACGCAACCACGCCACCAGCGCGTCAATTCCGCCAATACGGCGAAACAGTTCATCGCTGTTAAAAAACGGCTGCAACGCCTCATTTGTTGCCATGGTTTGCTCGGTAACAACGAGGCCGTCTTCCATGTGCTCGATTAACTCACGCGGCACCGGCTCCATAATAAATTTACGGCCAGCCTCCACCAGCTTTCTGACCTCCTGATCCACTTTGAACGTGGCGAGGCCAAGCTCTTTCTGTACAAAGGGAGTAATTACGGCTTTCACATCACACCTTTCATCACTGATTGGGCTTTATCTGCTGCCCGGCATTCTCTGTTTAAGCACAACCATTTCCTGACGGCATAACACAGCAATAGCGGTCCTGACTCCAATTTGCTTACCAACCAGGTATTGCTTTACCTTGCGGCGACTCACGCCATCAAGAAGCATCTTTAACGCTTCACGGGACAATTTGTTGTATTTGCGTGCCATTAATCTACTCCGCAGAACCATACAATCTACGTAGCGTGGTAGCAGTAGATGCAGATATCGCCCTTAAAACCTCCTCCTTACTTACATCACTGCGGGAGAGGATTTCAGAAGGCGATATTTCCTTTAACGACTTTTGCTTCTCTTTGCAGTTCTCGACCAGTTCCGCAGGAATAACAAACCTGCTATCAATCGGCACAAGTTCATCAAGCGTTTGTTTGGGTACGTTAAACGTAGGATTCTTGAACACCGCAGATTCGGTTCTTAAGTTAATTTTCGACATTGTTTCGTAACTCCACTACTCAAGTCTTGGAACCATATAGTTCACGTAGCTTTTCTGCTACTGAAGATACGGCGATTTCACCAGTCGCAGCGCCTACAGTAAGGTCTGCCAGTTCAGGTGAATCAAATACCTGCACCCCGTTACGGCGTAGAAATAGCAGCGCACTGTT